TGCATGAGTTGATGGATGCACTAAGAAGATTAGAAGATAAGTTAGACAAAGTATTGATGGGAAGTAGATAATGGCAAAATTTGCAGGATTTAAACCCGAAGGCATGAGAAAAATAGCCAATAGAATGGGTTATCAAGGCTCTATGGATGACTTTGATAATTATTTACAACAAAACCCTGAAAAGAAAAGACAAATGATTGTGTTTGAATCTATAGCTAAACAAATGGCTAAAGGTGGTGTTGTTAATATGCGTGTAGGTGGGGTTAATACACTACCACAACCAACAGGCACTCCTACTGGACTACCCACAAAACAAGACTTAGGTCAAGCAGATCCTAGACAATTACCACAAGCAGACGTACCCTCTCCACCTACACAATATACTCCTACTACTGGCATAGGTGATGTTTTTACTGATAGAGCACAAAACCCTGCATTGCCTCAAGGTGGTGTAACTATACCTGTTGGAACACAGATAACACAAGATCAATTATTAAGTGGTGACTTAGGACAACTATCGGGTACAGTCGGTGTGCCTACAACTGTAGCACCGACAACAACTGCTAATATACAGCAACAAAAAGATGCTAACATAACTTCTGCAGAGAGGAGTGCTCCAGCAGTAGATAGTGCTTTGGCGGCAACTCAAGCGGCACAGACAACATTAGAAGACCCAAGAGCAAAAGTATTAGCAGCTCAACAAACAGCATCAAGCGTTGGTGATTTGAATGCTGCACAAGGTCAAGCCACATTATTACAAAATCCAGTACAAAGACAAATAGAGCAAGGTGAACTAGTATCATCTACTGCTAATGCAGAGACTGCATCTAAGTACACAGAGCAAATACAAGCGGCAACTGCAACACCAACAAGTCAAGCAACTGTTCAAGGACAGTTAGCTAGTCTTACTGCAAACTTTGATGCCACTAACCCACCATCATGGGCGGCAGGTGCTATCAGAGGTGTACAAGCAGTGATGCAACAAAGAGGTTTGGGTGCATCTAGTATTGCAGGTCAAGCATTAATACAAGCTGCCATAGAGTCAGCTTTACCTGTAGCACAAGCAGATGCTAGTGTATTTGCACAATTTGAGAATCAAAACTTATCTAACAGACAACAACGTGCTATGTTAGCTGCTCAACAGAGAGCACAGTTTATTGGACAAGAGTTTGATCAAGCATTTCAAACAAGAGTGCAAAATGCTGCAAAGGTTAGCGACATAGCTAATTTAAACTTTAATGCAGAACAACAGATAGCATTAGAAAATAGTCGTGCAACAAACACTATGAACTTAAATAATCTATCGAATAGACAAGCTCTTGTATTGGCAGAAGCATCTGCACTAGCTAACTTAGATTCATCTAATTTAAATAATAGACAACAAGCCGCTGTGCAAAATGCACAATCATTTTTACAGCAAGACATGGCTAATTTAACAAATCAACAGCAGACAGAGTTATTTAAAGCACAGCAGAGAACACAAGCCTTGTTTACAGATCAAGCTGCTACAAATGCCGCTAATCAATTTAATGCAACATCGCAGAATCAAGTGGATCAGTTCTTCTCTAACTTAGCACAACAAGCATCACAGTTTAATGCGACACAAGCTAATGCACAAGCTCAGTTTAATGCAGGTCAAGTGAATACAGTAGAGCGATTTAACGCAGAGATAAACAATCAACGTGATCAGTTTAATGCACAGAATCAACTAGCAATAGCACAAAATAACGCAGTGTGGAGGAGAGAGATTGCAACAGCAGATACAGTCGCTGTAAATAGAGCAAATGAGTTGAATGCAAACGCAGTTCTTGATATATCTAAAGAGGCATATGATAATCTATGGTCTCACTATAATGACACTATGGAGTGGGCATGGACATCTGCAGATAATCAGTTAGACAGAATAAATCAATTAGCAGTCGCAGAATTAAGTGCAGACATTAAAAGAGAAACACAAAAAATGGCATCATCCTCTGCGGCAGGAAGTGCAGTAGGTAAATTAATTGGTACATTGGGATCTGCTGCAATTACTCAAGGATTATTTGGATAATGATAACAAACCCAACACTACAAGTATTAAGTTCATTTCAAAAGTTAAAAACACCTCAAACTGAGAGTAGGTCAAAAAGCATGGGTATGATGACTAGATCTAGACCCCCAATACAAAATATGTCAAATACAAAAAAACAACCCATGATGATAGCAAGAGAAATACAGATGCATATTAGAAATGCTAACAAAACACAAAAGAACGGAGAAAGCGATGGAACAATCGTTTGATAGACCTATACCCGGAATGGGTATGACATTTGAGGTTGGCTCACGACCTTGGCAAACACCACCAGAACTAACCACTGTAGAACAAGCTACAGATTATTATATAGAGAGGATGAACACAGATCAGTTCAAAGCTCAACTAACAGACGTTATGGAAATGGGTGTGCCTTTAGCTACATTAGCAAACACCATACAACTAGCGAGTGTTATGGAAGGTGTTCATTCAGTTGATGTCGGCATATTAATGTTACCAATAATAGTAGAACTGTTAATGACAATAGCAGATTCTCAAGGGATTGATTACGATACTGGTATGGAAGGTATGGAGAATGAAAGAGCTACCTCTGTAGATAGAACAATAAACACTATAATGAGGGAAAGAAATCTACCAAAAGAAGATGCACCCACTGAGGAGCAAAGAGCAGATGTAGAAGTAGAGGAGACACCCCAACCACCTATGGGGTTAATGGCTAGGAGACTTTAAATGTTAGGTAAATTTTTTGGATCTGAATTTGGAAAAGGTCTTGTGGCTGGAGCCGCAGAGGGTTTTGCTGAAGGATTTCAAGACGATATAGATAGAACAAAAGATAATGTAGATAGGCTAGTATTAGAATCCTACAAAGGTGGTGTTGAGCAAAAGAAAAAGTATGATGCTGTATTTAAAGATAATCAAAAGATAGTTGAACAAATAGCTGGTAATTTAGGGGGAGATGATGGAATTAATCATCCAATGGCTTTAGAGGCGGCATACGGATTAATAAACACTGCTGGTGGATTACAAAATGCTTTAGATGAGTCAGTGAACGCAAAAGCATTTTTTAATAGATATGGAGTACATCCCACAAAACAATTAGAGTTATCCGTTATAAAAAACAGAGAAACACCTTTGACAGTTTCAAGTATTACTAAAACTACTGTTCCCAAAATGACTATACTTGACCCTAAAATTTTAGGTGACTCTGCGGCAGTTGGTATTATGAAAACTAATTTATTAGGTAGTGATTATGATCCGTCAAAAGAAATAAGTAAGAGAGCCGCTGCTTTGCTTACAGCTAGAGGGATAGACATCAATCAAGGTGAAATGAAGATACCTATTGCGTCTAAAGTGACATTAGATCCATTAATAAGAGGTATGCAAACAGATCCCGTTGCTGAAATAGCTAGACTTCAAGTCTTTGGTAATAAATTAGACCCTAAAGATCCTGACTTTGTACAAAAATTTAACAGAGTTAAAGACATGATTGATGTGCAAGTAGAAGTTGCTACAGCAACAGCAAAAACTCAAGCGAGCATACTAGATGAGGCTAAAATAGGAAAAGGTTTATCTATTTCTGCTCTTGGGTCTGCAAAAAATCAAATCACAAATCAAATAATAGAAAGTTTTAATGTTGTTGCAAAAAAAGATAGCACGGGATTATATATGACCCAAGATCTTGTACAAGAAAAACAAAAAATAATAACCGATACAATGGCATATTACTTAAAAATGTTAAATTTAGGAGTAACAAATAAAGATGATCAATCCTTTTTTAAAGTAATAGAAGCAATAAACAACAATAAAAAGTTGTCTTTGACTGATGGAAAGTTAGTAATGTTAAATGGAGAAGGATCTACCAACGTATCTACAAGAGATGTAGATACTTTAAAACAAGGAAGTAAAAAAATAGATGATCCTTTTAATTTAAATAAAAAACAACCCATTGATTATAGTAAAATTGATCAAAACGCTTTAATATCGTCAATAAGAAAACAAGGGATAAATACAATAAATGGGCAGAGGTTACTTAACACATTAAAAGGTAAGATAAACTTTGACAACCCTCCTGAATTACAAGGATTAATAGGTAAAGCTAAAGTTAACAAGATTGAAGAGTTAGCACGAGAGTTAGTCAAAAGGTAGATTAACATGGCAGAAAAAGATTATTTTGATGTGGACTATACCACTCTATCTGATGATGAATTAAACAGAGAAAACTTAACTAGTAATTTTAAATTTATAAATGATGCATCACAATTTTTAGCAGAAAGAAATGACATATATCTAACTGATGCTGATGAAATATACGATGCTTATCTAGAACACTTTCGTGGTCAAAACGTAAACGAAGTTACAGCAGTTAAAGACATGTACCAAGCTCAAAATTATAAAAGAGATGGTGATGATGCTGGACTAAAACGTATGGGTGATCTCATGAACACCTTTGATAGACAAGGAAGTGAATTCAATCTTGAAACTATAAAAGATTATTTAGGTGGTATATTTACTGCTCCATCAACATACGCTGGTATGTTTTCATTTGGTGCCGCAAAAGGTGGTGCTTTAGCTGCTCAACAAGGTATAAAGTTTGGTATAAAAGAACTAATAAAAGATGGTGCTCAAACTGAAGGATTAAAGAAAGGCATAACCACAGCAGTGGCAGACAAAGCAAGTGAAGTATCTAGGCTAAGAGCTTTACGACAAGGTTTTCAAAAGGGTGGTTACAAAACTGCTATAGGGGCAGGAGTAGTTGACGGATTAGGTGCTTCAGGGACTGCTTTAGCACAAGAGCAAACAAGAGTAGATTTAGAATTAAAAGATGACATAAATTATGACATGGTTGCACTTTCAGGTGCGTTAGGAATGGCTCCGGGTGCGTTGTTAGGTGGTTTGACAGGAAGCCGAAAGGCAATGACTGCAAATACTGCAGAACAATACGCAATAAAAGAACTAAATAAGAAAAGAGATTTAGTTAACGATGCTTTTAAAAACAAAGCTATAAAAAATTTAAGAGACAGAGGTTTTAAAGGTAGGGCAACTTCAGCCTTGATGACTAAGTTAAAAAAGTCTTTAGCAGAAACTGCAGGTAGTTATAATTTAAACGTAGGTAAAAGACTAAAAATAGATTTAGCTTCTGAAGCTGATACCTTGTTAGGACTAGATAATAAAATTATTGCGAATGTCGCATCTGCAGGTGCAGAAATAGTTGATATGATAGGTCCAAGATTAGGGGTTGTTAAAGGTAGTAAAGAGGATTTTGAAGAGAGAATAACATCTAGAATAGCTAGAGGTTTAATGTCCTCTGATGAAGCTACAACAAAAAAACTTATGGATTCTTTCTTAGGTGTGTTAGAGAGTCATAATCTTAGTCCCTCCGAGTTTGGTGCATTATATTTAGCAGAGATATCTCAAGCAGGTAGAACGCTAGGAACGCAAGGTAGAATATCCAAAGAGTTTTCTAAAAAATTATTTTCAGAATTAAATGACTTAGACAAAGCGTTATTTACTTTAGGTGCAAACACAGAGGCAGCTAGAAAAGCAGTATATAATAAAATAGACAGAGGTTCTCTTTTAAATGCCACATCTAATTTTTTTCAGACATTAAATAAGACACGTATAGGTCTTATGACAATTCAAGCTGCAACAACGGTAAGAAACACAACTAATGGTTATCTACGTAATTACGTATATGCAATGAATAATCTTGGGGCTGGTATTTATAATATTGCAAAAGGAGATTTACAAAGAGCATTTGGGGATGAAGAATTAAAGAATGCAGGTAAATTTGCAGCCAAGGAGGGTGTTGCTCAGTTACAAACAGGTGTTAGGTCTTTGTTTTTCAAAGATATGGTGTTTGGCTTACAAAGTGAAGACACTGCCATATTAGTAAGAATGTTTAAAGATCCACGACTAGGTAATTCTCCAAAAGCACATCAATTATTTAGATCACTAGGAGATATAGGTAATGTCTTAGGAAACGACCACAGTAGAATGATGAAGACTGCTAGATTTCTCAATACCTTTAATACAATGAGCGATGATTTATTTAAGTCAGCAATATTCTCAAGAGAAATAGATAAAATGATAAGGGCAGACATAGCCTTAGATAAAGATGGAAAAACAGTCATAGATGCTGGATTCAAAGCTGCAGGCATAAATAATTTAAGTGATTTAGTAAAAACTAATAATTTTAAGATGGTGGATGATATGTCTATTGCTAAAGCGATGAATCAAGCTATGGATTTTACTTATCAAACGGGTAACTTTAGAGGAAGAGAAGGTGGATTTAATAAATTAGCTGCTAGTTTTATCGATGTATCTAGTTCTCAACTAGGATCAACATTCGTTCCTTTTCCTAGATATATGGTAAATGCTTTTAGATTTTTCTATGAACACGCACCTATACTTGGTATGTTTAACATAGGTGGTGTTTTAAATAAATCTGATAGTGCAGATAGATTTGCAAAACAAGTTACTGGATTATCAATGATAGCAGCTTTCTTTGGAATGAGAGATAATTTAGGTGATGAAAATACAGGTGCGTTTGTCTATAAAAATCCTTATGGTCATGGGTCATTTGACGCTAGAGCAGCGCTAGGTCCTTTTAGTGCGTTTGCAGTTATAGCAGATTATTTATACAGTATAGGTAAACCAAATGGAAAACTAGATCGTGAGTTTGGATTTAGTTTACACGACAATGATAGAGTTTCAGAGGGAGTAAAGATAAGAGATTTAGTCTCAGCATTGACAGGTGGTGGATTTGGTAGAGCGGGTATAAGTTTAGATTTAGTCGATGGCATGGTTGAGATAGCCACAAAAGAAGCTAGTTTAACCAACTTAACAAGAGCAGAAGAAGCGATGGCTAGATTCGTGGGTAATTATTTTAGCACGTACACAGTGGGTGCAGGAGTTATAAAAGATGCAGTTGCTATGGTTGATCCTGATTATAGATTGCTTACTGATAATAGTGATGTTGAATTCTTTCCATACGTATTTAAACAAGCAACTAGATCGTTTCCTATGGAAGCACATGCAGATGGCGATGGCTTTTTTGAAAGACCTGCTCAAACATCGCCATATAAACCAACGGGTATAAGAAACACATTACCTCTGTTTAGACAGATATCAGGTCTTACGCCAATAGAAGAAAAGAATGAAACACAAAAAGAGCTAGACAGATTAAAAATAGATTACGTAGAGGTAGCACCAAGAAAGCTACAAGATCCTGAAGCTAACAGAGATGCAAGGCAATTTGTGGGATTAGCAGTAGAAAAATATTTAGCTGATTATATAAATAGTCCAGAATATTTAGGTTTAGAGACTGATACACAAAAAAGAAGAAACTTAAAAAAAGAATTAAACTCTATTAGAACTGAGGCTATAGCGTATGCTTTAGGAGAAAAAGAGTGGGATACCCCTGAAGACATATTAAGAAAAACCAAAGCTAGATTTTTTAGATTGCCTTCAGTAGAGAGAACTATTATCGAAGAAAAATGGAATCAATTAAATCCTGATCAAGAGATTGACATATATGATTATCAAGATTTATTAGAAATAGGTCAAGCGTTTGGTTTTGTTAAGTAGCAAATGCTCTCAATATACCCATCATAAGAGCAGCACAAGCAACCCCATTCAATACTAATAATGCTCGATCATGCCAAAGATAAGCCATAACAGTTAAACAACCAGTGCCTACGCAGGAGGATACTAAATCGTAGAGGGGAAATACACCGACTGCTCTGCAGACTATCCCTGACATGATGAACAATGACCCTATCCATTTTAAGTACCAAGATAGGTCATAAGTTGGAGTTATTTTTTGCATTTAACTCCCTTAACTTTTTTAAAGTTACTTCAGCAATAACTTCTATATCTTTTAGATTCTTTATAATCTCTTCCATTAGCCTTGGAAAAGAATTCTTTTTACCTTGCATAAATTTTTTAGCTTCGTCTTCTAGACTCATTCCTTGTTGCCTGTTTAAAATAAGCAGAGTTATAACCTCTCTGCCACTCTCGATGTTGCATAGTCTTATCAGAGAATGGATTCAACTTATTAAATTTAAATCCAGTCATCCCTTGATTAAACTGCAACTTTAACGGTGCATCGTATTTACCTAGTCCTCTCTCTTGTCTACTTAGAATTTTTTTCTTTTGTTTCATTAGAGTTTTCTTTTTGTGTTGGTCTCTCAAGATATTTTAATATCATTGATAACCTATCATCGTATTTTCCAATCTCTGATATTTCTTTATCTATGGAAGCCATGATATCGGAGTGTTCTCCTATACCAGTGGATCTACTCAAGTAGATCTCAACATTGGCTATGTGTTTGTTTATTAAACCAACATAATAAGATTTACATGCACTTAATAACATTTCTCGCATTTTATCTTCCTTCTATATCAACTATTTCACATGCTCCTGCGACACACGCAAGATCCTTACTCCCCGTAGTTGTATCTTCTTTTTCAAAATCTTTTAACATACCCCAATCAATTTGGGTTGGCATCTTTTCCATCAACTTATTATACTCTTCTTCTGTTATGTCTTGATATGGTGCTTGTTGATATGTGTGCTCACTAAAGGGCAGAAATGATATACCCGAAACCTCATCAAAGTTTTTATACACCCATGCACCTACATCCATCCACTCATTTTCTTTTACTGAAATGGTAACAGATGGTTTGTGTTCACACCAATGTCTTTGGAACAAGAGCCAATAATCTAACTGCTCTATGGCAGTCATCTTAGTTCTAGTGATAGCACCCTTTGGTGATCGCATCGGAAAACTAAACACAGATACACTGTTAGGCTTGGTTATATCAGGCTCTATGGGTATGCCTACTTTTTGCATAAACTGTGTGAGTGGATCTTTGTTATCACCACGAACAGTTCTAACATAGAAGTCGTTGTGTCTAGCATGTATGCCACTAGCACTATCAACTAACTGTGACACCGTGCCTGATGGCTTTATACAAGTGATAGCAGTTGATTGTGGTATTCCTAAATCTTTGGCTATCTTCTTGTTAGTATCTATTGCCACTTGTTTTAAGTCTATTAAAATATCATCCAAACCATAGTAGTTACTATTAAGTATTGGATTATCTAGTATACCTGTAAGAGATACACCCAACAATCTTTCTTCCTCTGTATTGTCTTTCCATACCTTACGTAGGTATTTAAAATCTGTTAGAGTAGATTGGAAAGTTCCTAATATTGTAGCTATGCGAACTTTACTTTGTAATGATTCTAATGTATCTGTTTCTCTGCAAACTACCTCTGTCAAATTACAAAACTGATATGGTCTGAGTATAATCTCACTACACGGATTGCAACCAAACTGATGGTCAGAACTACGTCTACCATTCTCGTCTACTTTCTTTTTAGCAGACTCTCTATTAAATATGCCACGTTCCCCTGATTTAGACTCATACAAAGCAGTCCACTCTCTCATGAATGTACCCATTTCAGGTTTCGTTTTAAATGCGACAGAATTATTTGCTAATGCCCTCTGTCCTTCGTTCTCCCACCATGATCCTGACTTAGCATGTCTCATCTGATCATCGCCAAGATTAGATAAAGATATGAGTGCTGATCGTCTAACACCACCAACAACAACCACCTCACCGATCTTGCACATGATGTCATGGCACTCTATTGGATATAATCTTCTGCCTCTTGCAGCCTTAAACTTTTCAATACAAAAGCTAAATAAGTTCTCTAATGGGGCAGGACCTGATGCTCTACCACCAAATGTTTTTAATCTAGCACCTGCGGGTCTTATCTGTGATACATCCCACTTTGGCACTTGACCCACATAAAGCATAGCTATCATTTCTCTGAGAGCTTTTGCCCAACCGGGTCTGCTATCTGCCACTGTTATTACAGTGCTACTGTCTTCAAAATGTTCGTTGACAATAGGTAACTTATCTACATTTTCTCTTTCTACAGAGAAGCCAACACCAGTACCACACATTAAAATATACATACACTCATCAAAACTACGAGGACTATCAACAGGTATGTAGCTACAGTTATAACCAGCGACATGGCATCTGTCCAAAGCAACACCTGCAGTCATCAATGCTCTCATGCTAGGCATGACACCTAAAGATGTAATAGCATCATTGATCTTCTCTTTTAATGCCTTTGTAACTGTATAATTATGCTTACTCCATAAATGATTACACATGTAATCTGAATATCTATCAACAGTTTCAATCCACGTTTCTCTACGTTGCTCATCGTCTTTCCATCTAGCATATCTAGATAGGGCAATAAAATTTTGGTAATCTGTTGGTAGGTAGTTATTCATTTATGTATCCTCTGTAACTATTCTTAAACTGGTTATTTTCAAACCATCAACCTCATGTATCATATCTCTCAAGTAATCCTCTATCTCTGCGGCTAAATTACCATCAGAGGGTATTGGATATTCTTCGTGGTCTACTTTTACTGTAACCAATATTTTAACTCGTGTCATCCTTTTTTATTTCTATTAACTTTTTGAGATACCATAGTGCTTTTTCTAAGTCCTCAACACCATTTTTATATCTGTATCTCCACACATATTTGATTATATTACCTTGAAAGTAATATTCAGACCCCTCATCGGTGGCTGCGATTATAGCATCTATTGTTTCAATACCTGCTTTATTATAATGTGGTGGGTGGTTCACCATATCTACTTCTTTTGCTCTCATTTTCATATACTCTAAATGTCTCACTTGTTGTTTCTTTTTTTAGTTTTGAAATCTATATGTATTACGTTACTGTCTTCTTCTCTTCTTACAAATTTATTTTTTACAAAAGACTCTAAGAAGTTTTCTAACTTTGTCAAAAGTCCCGGATCTAAATCCATGATTGGCACAGAGGATGCAACTAACTGTGCTAAATGCATTAAACTAGCTCTACTTTCTGCATCTAATTTAGAATCAGGATGAGCTATAATATTTAACACAACTTCTCCAGTCCAATATGTTCCATCAACTTTTGGAACTAGTTCTAAATAAATTGCTTCAGGGTTTTTTCTATACATCATTTTGTACCTCCTATACATTTAATAAATTTTGGATGTTCGTTCTTCCCCTTTTCCTTTAACCATGCTTCAGGTATAATTCTGTCATGGTATAAGAAACCTTGTTCTACGCACCATTGTGCATAAGTAGTATTTGATCCTTTGTATAGCTTGTTTTTACTATTACCAAAAACAAAACGTATATCTAAATTAGGATGTTGTTTTTTTATCTCTACATGCTTTCTTCTATGCGTCGCTGTAAAGTGTCCCTTTGCTTCAATAATTATGCCATTATCTAAAATAAAATCAGGTTTATATGTTCTGTAACATAAATCTTGCCATTGTATTTTTATAGTTTCATACTCAAAATTAGCCTTAATCGTATGTAACTTGATGGCTATGCTATATTCTAGACCACCTTTATATTTATCTTCTATATCTATTTCAAACTCCATATTTGACTAGCATCTTGTTTTGCCTTGTGTGACCACATCCAAGAGTCAACATTTGGAAAGAATAAAGAAGCAATATAGTGTTTGTCTTCACTTAGTGATAATAGTTTTTGTATACTAAATGCCACTGTTTGCAGTTGTTTTTTATGCAACGACAAATTTTTAAGATTAAATTTTTTGTGCATTTTAGGTGACGCAAAAAACAAATCTACTTTCTTCTTTGGGTATGCCATAGAATACAAAGCCATCTGTCTCATCTGTGCCTCTGTAGGCTTTGATGGCATCCTTGTCGTTGTTTTCAAATCCACTATTGTATCTTTAAATAAAAAATCTATGTAACCAATAATTGGTATGGGCAAGTCATCAAACTGTACCTCTACCTTTTGTTGATAGCTTTCTAAATTTTTATATTTAAAATTTTCATCTAACACTTCACCAAAACTAGCTAAAGTGTTACGTTCTTTTTTTACCTTCTCATCATTTAAATCAATACCAGCTTCGCCACAAAGACCAATAAACTTAGTATCAAGTTCTAAAAAATCAAAAGAACCTTTTTCATATTTCTGTGCTAACACATGCTCTTGTGCAATACCACGAATAGCACCAGCACCACTATCTGATCTAATGCCAAATAAGTATCTCATAATCCATTGTGGTGGATCTGTGATGTAGGTGTTGATGCTACTTGGGGATAAGTAGTTTATATTGTGTACCCGAAATGGGTTGTTGGAAATCACTGTACTTCTTCTGTGTCAATATCAATGAAACCCTCTATTACTTCTTGATCAGCTTCACTAACATCGCCTTGTCTTTTCTGCACGTTAGTATCCCACTCTTTACAAACCCAATCGTTAAAACCTTTTATAAACATGCTAAACTCACCAAAAAGTTTTTTATCCTCATCATTAATTTCAAATGACTCCGTATAATCAACCTCAACTATAGGTGTGTAAAAAGAACTGCCATTAGGCAATTGATTGGCATGTGTTCCATTTAAATGCATTGCATGTTGAATTGGTAGTCTAGACTTCTCTGATAACTCTGAGAATAGATCACCAAATGTTTTAAAAGCATCCTTGTTGTCAACTTCCCAAATGAAAGGAGAATCTGAAAAGTTTTCAACAGGGACACCTTTTTCATCTACGGGATCTTCCATAGATACTGTTCCAAAGAGCACTCGTACTCGTTTGATTTGTCTAATTAAATCTTGTGTGCTTTTGGGCAAGGCTTGAAAATCCTCAACATAACCTGAAGGCTTACCACAGTTGAACCGACCTGTGTTATCTTTCAAATCAATATTAAGGCTATCAGCCATGATGGTTCTGTGGAAAGAGCCTTTTTTCTCTCCACCTTTAGCACCCTGATTAGCAACATATCTTTTGAGCATGAAACGCTGCATGAAAGGTCTGATGGTAATATTCTTGGAAAAAATGTAAAAAGAAGAATCTTCACTTACGACTTCAAGTCTATAAGCTCCACCCTCAATAACTTCTACGTTTGTGGGTTTACCATTAACCTCAACCTTACCCATAATAGGTGAGTGCCAAATTCTTAATCTGTTAAGTGTGCTAGTTTTCTTGGGTGCTTTTTTCTCTGTAGCCATTCCCATTGCTCTAGCCAAATCATCGTAATTATCTACGTTTATATTTGCTAATTCGCTCATTTTAACTCCTTAAAAAGTCTTATAGTTATATCAAGAGACATCTTTAGTGTCAAGCCAGTTGTCCCCCATCTTTGCTTCTAATAGCAAAGGTACATTAAAATCAATACCATATGTTGAATCAATAATCTGTTTCATATTTTTATTTGTATTATTAATTATGTCAATCACAATATTTTCTTCATTGGGATGTACATCAATTACAATGGAATCATGTACTGTGTTCACAATGCATGATTTAAAATCTTGTAGCTGATCATCAATAGCCAACAAAACTAAAGGCACAATATCAGCAGTGGCAAAACTTTGTACTGGGTAGTTTTTTATTTGAGTAAAATGAGACACACCACCGTTTGTTCTTCTTTTAACATCCGGGAATGAAAACTCTCTACCCGAAGGTATTCTAATCTTCTGTGTGTTTAAAGCCTCTTTAGCCAATCGGGTATGCCATAGTGCGATTTCTTTGTACTTTTTTGTAAACTGTTCGTAATATTTTGCTTCAGAAGTCGTTCTCCCAAATCCTGTTGCTCCGTAGAGAGGGGCAAAGGTGTGAGCTTTTGCTTCTTGCCTACTAATCTTTTGACCTGATTCCGTAATGACACTAGCAGTGTACGCATGAACGTCAAAGCCATCTTCTATCTCCTTCATTGCTATTTTGTCTTGTGATAAAAATGCTGCAGTTCTAAACTCCAACTGTGCAAAATCTGCCTCTAAAATCTTTCCACCTTGCCATCTAGAAACAAATACTTTTTTAACAGGGAATGTACCACCTCTAGGCATGTTTTGCATATTAGGATCAGCACCACTAAATCTTCCTGTTGATGTTCTGTGTTGTAAAAGTCTTACATGTAACATTCCATCTTCCTTAGTATGAATTTTTATACCCTCTACAAAAGAAGATAGATATGTATCTAGTGCCGACAGTCTTTGTATATCAGTCAAAAAGTTAAATGCAGGCACACTGTCGTTTCTCTTTGTGACATGTTGTAATACCTCCAACATCTTTTTGTTAACACTAAAACCATTGGCACTTACCCATTTTACATTTGGTGGGTTAAATTTAAATCCTGCTATTTTTCCCACAGAAATAAAAGAATAGCCATTCCCATTGCAATCAGGGCATTTAGGTAATCGAGCATAAAGAGTTCCATCCTTCTTCACCTTTCTTAATAAGCCTGAACCAATGCAAGTCCTACATTTCTGTGCTTTTGTTTTGTAAACTATGTCTGTGTTATCTTTTATAGTTTGATTAAAACTTGTCTTCTCCATTGCATATGCAAAGTTATTCATCCATGTGGATTTGTCTTTTGGTTTTCTACTATACAAAATCCATGACATCTGTTCAGGACTATTTAAATTTATAGGAGTATCACCCATAAGTTCCTTTACTTGTGTCTGTAGTCTTTGTTCTATTTCACTTTTTTCTTTTTGAAATTCTAATTGTACGGATTCAAGTGTATCAACATCCACCTTGAATCCTCTCTTATATATCTTAGCCAATGCCACTGATACTTTGTTTGTAAATAATACAGTGTTCAATAACCCAGCATCTTTTGGTGTATTCAATCTATAATATTGTTTGTCACTTAGTTGTTGTGTAGCACGTAGATCTGCAGAAAGATAACTAGAGAGTTCTGCTCTAGGTATTTCATCTGTGGCAAAACCTTGAGCAAAATAATTTTTGAGGGTATCTTCTTTCTTTGTCTCTAAGTCATATCTCTCTGCACAATCTTTTAGGTGCAAAGGTTCTTTCATGCCACGTTGCAAAACATACTCTGTTAGCATTGTACAAAATATAGGACCTTCATATTTAAACCCTGATTCCCAAAGCCACATGAGATCGTAAGCTATGTTATGTCCGATTAGGATAGTAGCTTTGTCTAACAACTCTTGAATAGTTACATCATAGTTGTTTGCCCTATCCATATTAAATAAATACTCGTTGCCTTGATCATCTAAGCATCCCACCATAACCAACTTGTTTGATGGCTCAAACGGATCTAGGTGCATCTTGCCATCTCTTTTTGTTACAGTGTTCTCTACATCTACTACTAACTTCATTCTAACGTCATCCTCAACTTATCTATTGGTAAATTAAAACATGTTGCCCTTACAGTATAATTATTTGAAGGGTCAACTTCCCCTTTTTTTAAATAGGTTGCCTTATCAAAGTATTCTTGTTTTTTCATAACACCAAGATACCAACCTACACTAAAATCTTTCTTAACTCTTGTGAATGCATAATAGTCACACTCTTGTTTTGCATTATACTCTGTAATGCTACACTCATAGTGTGGTAATGGTGTAACACTTGTTTGTTTAGTTTTAACATCTACTTTGTATCCTTTTACTAATAGATCGTAGTTGTATGTATTATCCCATTCACCACCTAACACAAACAATACAATCTGTTCTCCTATGAAACCTGCTAAGTTTCCACCACCATTTAAAATGGAGTTTGTCAATCTTCCTACTTCAACTGCTTTCTCTCTAGCTTTGAGAAACATATCTTCCGATACATTCACTTCGATCAAGATTCATACCTTCCTAGTTTATAATTCAATTCACAAGTTATGACACCATGCCAACCTGTTAATTTATTCTTTACGATATTTAAATGCCTTTGTAAATCTTCTACATCACCATCATCTTGCTTTGGTGGATTCTTAGCTATTAATATCATAAGATCTGCTTCCGCAGCTTTACCAGTTCTACTGCCTTCCATCATGGATTGATTCAATAAAACTTTACCCTCTGCATCAGCAGACAGTTGTGACATGTAAAAGACTGCACACTCATGTTGTTTAGCAATCTGTCTTGCATGTATTGCATTTGCTTTAAGTGCTTCATCTGCTCGTGCAAACCCTTGAGTCCTAGCAAACTTGTCACCCATATCAAGCAGAAGAACATCAGGCTTGTACGATTTACATACACTCTCCACCCAAGACATATCTCTGCCTGTAGCATCTTTGATTTTAATTTTATCTTTTATTGGTGCATACAAGTCTCTAGCTTTTGATGGGTCCTTCTTAACTTGTTGCATAGTCATACCTGTAGCTGCAGTTAAATATCTTGCACCAACTCTGTGACTGCCTTCTTCATTACACAACACAATACAGTTAGCACCTTGATGTGCCAAACCGTTTGGTGATGCAATCATACTAGCATGAAAAGATGTCTTACCTGTATTTGGTCTAGCACCCACTTCAATCAAATGACCTGCATTCACACCATGTATCATACGTGTGAGTGATGGAATGTTAAAGTTCCACCTCGCTTCAAGATCGTTTTTGGCTAACAATGTCTCTATTTCTATGTCATCCCACTCTACATTTAAGTCAGGTGTAAAGTCATCGTTATATTGTTCTAGTAATAACCGTAGTGGTTCTAGACTAGTCTGCACACCATTCACATAGTCAAAGCCTAAGTTAGCTACATCCTCACCTATAACTTGTTGGAATAGTTTTGATAACACTTCTTGTGCCACATCGCCACCCAAGGGTTGTTCTTTTTTAATTGTTTTGAAAAGTATTGAGTATGCTTGTTTTTGTGCAGTTGTCATTGAAGGATGACTAGACATAAACAATGCTTCAATCTCATCCGGGGATAGAGTTCTCTCATACCTATCCATTGCTAAATCTATTGATTGTTTTATCTTTCTAGCATCTTTGCTAAACAATCGGTCTGGACATCTTGCACCACGATGTTCATCGTAGAACGTTTTATCCATTAAACTTCTTAATAATGCTAATTCCATATTTTACTCCTTCGGGGTTAGGTTATATAAATTAGTTATATCTTTTTTATTATAGTATTTTAAATCGTCTGTTAGTCGTAACACCTTTATGTTGTTCACGTATCCTCTTAACTCTTTTGCAAACGCAAAAATCTTCGGCATAGCATCGGGGTCAAGTGCTATAATAATTGTAGAGAACCGTGAAAGAAACTTCTTGTGTTCTTCTGAGAGTGAAGTTCCAAGAATAGCAACCCCGATGTATGCATTGCCACCAACTTTAGCAGCACTAACACAGTCCTCTACAACAACACCGACAGTACCACTGCCATAATAATATGGCAAGGTATTATTTCCGTATCGTTTCCACTTAGGCAATCTAGATGTTAGTGCTCTTCCAGTAGCATCTACAATTTTATTATCATCCTTAATTAGGAAAACAACTCTATCTTCTTTAACATCATAATGTAAATCCAATTCATTTGGATCTAAACTCCATGTGTCGCAGAACTCTATTAACTTTTTTCTATTATTATGGGGAACAATATATTCGGGTAACACAAAGGCAGTGCATGGAGGAGATTCATTTTCTTTCTGTGACTTCGCAGTCTTAATATCATCAGCAGAAAGTCTTACCTTTGTGTTACCACTTATGTTACAAGAAGCCTTGTAACAATTCCAAACTAACATTCCCATGTTATTAGTAGCAGTAAATGTTTTATAACCATTACAAATGGGGCAGTTAAGTCTCTTAGTATGTCCTATGGGTATGTCTAGATCTAACATATACCCCCGGACAACGTTAATGTCATTTACCATAATTCTAAAAATCCGTCAATTTTTTTCTTGCATCGAGTGCAAAGTTAGCAGAAGTAAAGGTATTTTTCATGTATGGTTTCACACTCTGTGGATTAGAGTGACCTGTTACTGCCATGATATTACCCATAGATACTCCAGCATCTACCATCTCTGTTGTACCAGTTCTTCTAAGGTCAGATAATCGCAAATTTTCAGACAATCCTGCTTCATTCATGATCTTCCTACCTATGAATGGTAGTTTAGTGAGCGAATAAGGCTCATACAGACCCCTTCTTGGCTTCGGTCTAGGGGTAACATACCTCTGAAATCCAAAGTCCTCACGTTGAGATTTTAACATGTCGTTAAGATCATCAGATATAGGCAAGAACACCTCTGCTTTTCTCTTTGACTGTTTGATATGTGCTTTTTGATTGTCCAAATCCAAACTGTCCCATGTTAACACTCGCATGTCACCCAATCTTTGACACCACTCGTATGCCATATGCACAATCAAACCTATGCTTCTATAATTAAAGTGAGAATAAGCATGATCTAGGAACTTTTTGACATCTTCTTTCTGCCAAACAACCTTTCTTTGTTCAGGTGTCCTCTTTTTTACATTTGAAAAAGGATTTGAGTTACAATACTCCATTTGAATACCATAATTTACTAAAACTCTTGACACAGACATGACATGATTCGCCATATGTATGCCTTTTTCACACCATTTTTCGTAACACATCTTAGCATTCTTAGTTGTGATATCAGATAAGTTAGTACTACCCAAAGTGCGAGTAGTACCAACATTTGTATCCATAGCTACACTAAGAAAATACTTATATTGTGCTTTGGTTTCATCACGTAAGTTGTTGAAATCAAACGATAAATAGTATTCTTGTAGTAACTTATTTGTCTTCATTACGCTGCCACCAATTGCTTGAACTGTGGTGAGTTTATCCACTTGGCAACCTCTTGCTCTCTCTTCCACATGGACTCTGCCTTAGTGTCGTGACCAGTATTTCTAAGAGTGAAACCATTGTGGTCATCAGCATAAGAAGAGTAGTTAGTGAAAGCAGAGTAAAGAGCAAACACATTCTTACCTCGCTTGGCAATCTCTCTGTGTGCTAACTCATACATCTTGTCTACCATCTTCTCAGACTTGATGATGCTAGATAAGAATGTCTTACCATCTACATTGAGAGGTGTATCTGCCCACTTCTGTAGCATCTGACAACGCAACTCAAAGTTAGCTCTAGCTTTCTTAACTCTATTGATAAAGTTACCATAGAGAAAGCCACTAGTATTCTTCATCACGATACTGCTGAAGTCCCCAGTGATCTGTCCGTTGCTACAATAAGTATCAATAGCACCAGTATGCACTTGATTAGAACAAGACCCATCAATACCATGCAAAGCAATGATACGTTCATTGATGACAGTCCTATGCTTGTTGGTGATCACCTCATGCTGAACATTAGGTAAGATGATATCCAAGAAACCAAAGGCATTATTCCTAGCAGTCTTGATCTTTACCTCTGCATCTTCTAGCTCGTGAGGCAATCTATTGTCTTGTATCACTTGCTTGATCCCATTGAAAAACTGTGGGTGTGATGCACACTTGAAGCCATCGCCTACAATACCGATATAGTCTCCAGTACTTTTGTTGATGACATACTTTTTGCCTTTCATCTTGGTTGGCTTGAAGCCTACTTTGAAGTCAAGGTCAGATCCCTCTATCTGAAATAAAGGGTTAGTTACAAAATCTAATGGCATGATATTCTCCTTTCTCCATTGTTTGTAATTATAGTTGTTGTAGTAAGTTTAAGTCTGTGCCATAGCTTACGATACAATATATTTTATGTTCGGGATGATACTCCACCACAGTAAATGTTTTCGTATCGAAGTTGACATATATTTGCAAGGGAAGAGACTCAATCCTCTCTTGCAAACCCTCTTTACTTCTAACTTTAGTCAGTTGTACTGCATTAAACAACAAGGTCTCACTCTTCTCTTTTATAGCTGATTGAACCTCTTGCTCTTCTGCACACATGACAGGCTTGTCATTCCAACTACCACCCCATGCATACGTACTGACTAAAATCATCAGTGTAATTAAAATTATTCTCATAGAAATTTCTCCCATACTGCCTTTATAAATACAAATAAACCATAGACATGTAGCAAAATAACTACCGTCTTCAGAACTTTGTTCATTTGGTCATCTGCCATATATACCCAATCTTGGTATTTCTTTTCTTTTGGTGAGATGTATGCTTTCATTCCTACATAATCAAAGTTCCAAGCATCTCGCCTAGTATCTTTTTTAGTCATGCTTTTCCCACCTATAAAATATGTGATCGTCTATTCTAGTTACATACGTCTTAGTCTCTGCCCAACTAGGATTAACATAGTAGGCATGATAATGTGTAGCACCCTCAACAAAGTCATCTAGATGTCCATTATACACACCGTTAGCAACATGCATAGCAGTCTCCATAGCTTTCTTTTGTTTAGGTTTATCACTTTTCCCATCACAATACCAGCTAAATTGACATTTATTTTTTATTGGTAACGATGGTTTCCACTTATATGTTAAGCCTTGCTTGACTACATCGCAGACATTGTTGGGATACCTAGGATCTTTGACCCTATTCATCACAACTTGTGCAACTGCCACTTGCCCAATGAAACTTTGATTCTTAGCTTCGTGGTACACATTAAGTGCTAGACACATTAACGATTCCATTAACATTATTTTATTCCTTTCAATATATGTGCTATGACATCTACAGTCCAACCATTCCCAATCATCTTGTATCTCTGAGTATTGGAAACACCTTCTGTGTAGTTGTCAGGCAAGGTTTGTAATCTCTCACACTCTAGTGGTGTAAGTTTTCGGTACAAGAAGTCTTCGCCTACCACCACATTATCTTTCTGTACTGTGGTAAGACAGTTGGACTTTGCACCATCGCTAACCTCAAGTTGCGTAGTGAATGGCAACTCTAGTTGGTTATCTTTTCTAGTCCCATGCTCATCAAGCCTACGATTAACAATGCGACCAATGGCAACCTTTGGTTGTCTGTGTCCACCTTGCATAGTCGTAAGGGTAGGTGACTTACCTTGAGGTGAATACACTCTCTTGATAATATCAAACCCCTTGATGTCATTAGCAACACCTACTTGTATAGGCTTCTTGCTTTTGACAAACGTAGGTATCTGCCCCTTGTACATAGATGCAGTAAGACAATGTGCCTTATCATCATCAACAGACTTGACTAGATCTCCTCGCACTCTGCCACACCATGTACCCTTGAGGTAGTTGGGTGCTTCATCAAATGGCAAGTCCTCTAGTATATCAGATAGAACAATACCTTTGTCTTGTGGTTGTGTGACGTTAGGTATGTTAGTCCAATACAATCTGTTACGATTCTGTGCTGACATGAGGGCAGAGTTGATTGCAATAGGCTCAACACCTAGAGCATTCGTAATCACATCTTGTGACTCTTTCTTCATACGTACATTCTCCAACAAGAACTTTACTTGTGGTTTACCCAACTGTGCCTTTCTCGTATTGATATTATTGACGATCCTAATAAACTCAAAGAATAATTTGCTGCGAGGATCATCAAAATTAAGTTGTCTACCCGCAAAAGAAAAACCTTGGCAAGGTGATCCTGCAAGTATCAAGTCTATATTTGTAGCCATCATCTCTAGTAGACAATCATCCTTGACTCTATCCATAGGAATACCCCTCATGATATCGGTTACATCTCCTACATGCACAATATCCGGGAAGTTTTTCTTAGCTACCTCAATGGCATACTTGTCAATCTCTGATGCAAAGTAATTCTTTACCTTGATGTCAGCACGTTGCAAGGCTAACTGCCCACAACTCATGCCATCAAATAAACTTAGTACATTCATAGCTTCTCCTTTCGTATTGCTACATAGTCTCTTGTGAGTTTATGTTTGAAATATAAGTTGTCTTCATCCTCATACATAAACATATAAAACTTCTTTATTAAGAAAGCTCCTTCTTCATATTTTTGTATCACTTCTTCTTGATTCTTAGGTGCTTTCAAGATAGTCTTGCCACCCTCACTTAACTGATCTCTTTGTGTGCTACTCATGTGTCCACTCCTCTTGTTTACAAAACAAATCTATACCAAAGTCATAGCCTTGCTTATAATAATGATGTGATTGTTTCTCATCTCTTGTGCCATGTAACATAGCATCCGTCACACCATCCTTAAACTTTTCTATGACCTTATGCTCTTTTATTTTTTTCTCTAATTCAATTAAGCTCATGTCTCATCTCCTTTCCATTTATAACACGTATAGTGTATCTTAAATTTAAATGCACTAGTATCATTACATGCCACATCAGACTCTAGGACACGCACTAATCTCTTCCTAGCTTCTTCTTCTGTGTCGGCTTCAATGACATCATCATATGTAACAATCCAATTAGGCATGTCCTCTGTTCCTTAAATAAGACATCATTTGTAAGACAGAACTCATGTGATCCACCATCTTCTTATATGAATCAAACTTTAGTTTCTTTGCTTTGACACCTTGTAGTTGAGGTATAACCTTACCCTCAGTAAAGAGCGAAAGATCACTCTTATCTAAGCTCCATTGAACATGCGTACCATTACGCACCTCATACAATACTTTACTCATTTTTGATCTCTCCCTTGTAATAAATCACGATTTTGTTTTTGCTTTTTAGTTAATGATTTTTCGTAAATCTCATTATCATGATTGATTTTATCAATACTAGCTTTAGTTAAATCATATAATCTTTTGCTATATGGTCTATTCCAATATTTAGTTTTATTTTCCATGAAACTTCTCCTTTCTAAGTTTGTTCCATTCTTGTATTGACATCTTAAATCTAGATAGCTGAGAACGTACCTTAGAAGGGGTAACTAAATCCCCTTGTGTGATACGCACCCACTTCCTACCTACAACTGCATACACAAGATACTGCCCACAGATAGGATACCTAGTATCATAAAAGTTGGCAGAGTATCTCTGTGCATTCGCCCACAAGTTACTAAGTGGCTTTTCTAATGTGGACACTCTCATTTTTTGTCCACATATACACGTAAGCACTTAGACTTTTCTATGGGCTGACCGAAAGAGTATCTTCTCCAATTCTCACCATCAACTAGATACTGACCACGTACCCTTATCTTATAGGAATCTGTGTTAAGATACTCTCTTAGTTGTGCAACGAATGCCCTACCACTAGCATCGTTAGGTATGTCGCTGAAGGTATATCTATGTCCTTCAAGATTGAAGTTATCATGATATGCTTTTCTCCATCTATGTTCTTCTTTAGCAAACTTATCTATGATCTCATCTTTCTCCTCAAGAAGCTCATCTAGCTTGGCTATCTTGGCATGTAGATCATGGTACACTTGCGTATCAGATGGCTTCTTCTTGTCAAACTGATCATCGTTAAGCAACAAGTAGAACTTACGAAGAACATGCTCTAGTGCCATGTCTCCTATCTTGATATGCTCACCCCTGCCCTTAGAGTACACCTCATGATTAAGTATGTTCTCCATGTCGCAAGGTCTCTTGCGTGTAGATAATGCCCCTAACATGTCGTTGAGGGTGCTAACATTAAGATCTTTCATTTTTACTCTCCTCTTTTTTGAGTTGTTGTTTAAAAGTATTCTCACTCTTGCGATCATACTTCTTCTTGTTTGGCACAACTTGCTTTCTTCGCCTATTGTGTGCCATTGCTTTCGCAATTGGGTTGATTGGTTTAATCATCATTTTTTACCAACTTGGTAAGTTTTCTGAATGCATTTGATTGTATATCTGTGTACCCACTCTCGATGAACACTAAAGTGAAGTCATCAAAGTTTAGTGGATTGCACTTCTTGAACTCACACAACTTCTTGTGTAGCTCAAACATACAAAACAAATCTTTCATAGTCGTTACGTATGCCATCATGCTACCTTTCTATTAATGTTTTTGTGTAGATACGAATATAGATTATGTACAACAAAGCCACTCGTATCCTTCTTAGCTTTGCCCTTTGCAGATAGCCACACACATACACCTTGAGGATCTAAGAAACGTAGATCATCTTTGTCCCCATCAATGCAATCCAAACCCCTAAACTTCTTGGGCATAGGTAGTGATGACACAACTGCCATGTTCTTACCAGTATCTCTAGTGGCTTTCCATATGGTATTAGCATAGTCCATATCAGCCTCACTATAAGACAAGGTAAGATGATAATTAGAAGGCAAGTCAGAATATGCCCTCTTGTAAGTCTTGGTGTAATCGTAGAACTGTATGTCACTAAAATCCTTCATGAGATTAGTCCTCTCGAATAGAATATCACTAGTACCATTCGGTCTCGCACATGGTTGTATACCTCGCTTATGCATTCTACGTCTAAACGTGGTCATATCTTGATACATAAACTCCATGAACGTAACCTTGTCTGTAAGATACAGATTAGTTTTTCGCTCCCTCGCATCTTGTATGTTGTCGAATATACCACGACCAGCAGTATTCAGACATGGCTCTTTACACTTAGCCACATTCTGAAAAGGGCAGATCTTGGTATTCATAGGCTTGAGATGCATAATAGCAGTCATGTACTCAGACCCATCTCCTTTTACAATCTTGGTATTACTACCAACTCCAAATAGTTTATATGTCATAGTTCTCTCCTCTCTAAATACGTGTTATTGGTTTACCATTCTCTGTTTCTAGTGCTACAGCATATGTCATGTTCCTATCTAGCTCCTTGTATTGTGTAGGATCAGAAAACTTCTGCACCATAAAGAAGTCATCTCTCTTAGGATTGTAAGATACCCTTCTCCATAACAATAGATCTTTGAACGTATGGTAATCCTTTTGATCCCACATTCCACGAACAAAGGCATGAACATTCTTATGTCCAGTCTCCCTCACTCGCTTTTGTCCACTCTCACGAACAATAAACTTGGAATGTGTAAGGAATAAATTACTCCTATGAGCGATCACAATCCCATCTTGTCGTATACTAAATACTTTTCTAGTAACATTGAAATATACATCAACTTCAATATTCTCCATCTTTTATCTCCTCTAACATATCTAGGTCTAATTCATTACATTCTTCTTGAATAACATTATCAAAAGCATCCTTTGCTTCGCCATCTTTCAATACAAATGTTTTGGCAGAACCATCTCCGTTTGTTATCTCATCTCCACTTTCCACATCATAAATGTAGAACTCTATCTTTGATATTGATATTCCTATACTCATAGTTCTCTCCTCTAGTTAAATAATTATATAGTTACCTTTTAGTCTCACTTTCTTAGATATACAAGTAGTACAAATCACAGTCTCATACTCTTGCTTTTTGCCCTCATTGCAATAATCGTGATACTCTCCATTGTCACTACGATAAGCAAAACGCTCCTCTTTATCGCAGCTTTCGCACTTAAAATAATATGCCATGTCTCACTCCTCTCCATTCATTATAAATAAAAACCCACCATAATTACCTTCGGGGTCTGCACTTACTGCAATTTTAACATCTTCATATCTAGGCTTAGTCAAAATAAATTCCGGGAATCCTTCTGCATCTTCTCCTAAGAATTTTTTTATAGTAAAACCCTCTAACTGCTTATAGTATTGATTTGAACTGATAGTCATTTGTCTCTCCTCTGTTTTTACCAACTTGGTAAGTTTTAGTTACGATTATATGCCCTCTCAGCTAATATAAACGATAAAGCCATACACATTATGCCACAATAGCCAAAGGATAGTAAGATAATCCAAAAGATTAGATCATCTTCAAAGTATAAGGCTAAAGGGAATGCCAATAATATTGCGTTAAGATAAAAGAATATCATTGCATATGAACAATAGTCTGAATATCTAATTAATTTTCTTCTAGTCTCGTATCTGTTTGCCATTTTTCCATGCTCCTCTCACAGTTGTTTTTTCCCACTTCTCAAACTCTTTTAAAGTTGTGAAGAATTGATATGTGAAGTTGTCAGCTTTTCTGTTTAGCCACTCCACAAACAAAGACTTACCTTTAATACAAGAGATAATATTCTCTCTCTTGTTATAAATGTAAAACACATTATTTTTATATTCCATTCCTATCTCCTTTTAACTCCTATGTCTCCATACGTTACTAATCTAGGATAGCTAAAACCTCTAATAGCTATGCCCCCTCTGATTCTTACCAACTTGGTAAGTTTCCTATGCTTATGGATAGGAATAGATAAACACGTATC